CCATGTTGTCTTCTAGGTTTGCTTTTATGGTCTGGTTGAATTCACGCAAACGAAACGCCGCTGTACCAAACGCCTCAAACGCCAGTGCGGAACGATTCAATGCGCTGGATAATTTATCAAATTCTTCTGCACCGATGCCGCCCTTCAATCCCTTCTTGCCGCGCGCGAACGCTTGATCCAGCAATTTTCTCGCGGTGGTCAATTCACGCATCGCAGCCGCCGCCGGGTCAAGCGAATCCCGCAACTCGTCAAATGCTACGGGGTCGAACGAATCTGGGCGTGGTATAACGCTTATTGCTGTTGCCGTCACCACGATTTCGGTCAACACCGCGGCTTCTTCCTGTGCGACCAATATCCCATCACGAACACGCATGGTGTAGTCGTCGCGCAATTTGATCAAGTCGGCAAGTTCCTTTTTCATTTGTTCCAGTTCAACACGTTCCTGATTGACAGCCGTGTCCACACCAGATTCCGATGCGTTGATTTGCGCTTGTTCGACCACTTGAATCTGTTCTTGAATGTCTCGAATATAACTGTCGATAGTTTCGCTGACCGACAACAATTTCGATTCCAAAATACTGAGGTCGAGACTGTTCAAAACGGTTTGAAACCGGGTCGTGTTGATGATTGCGCGTTCAATCGATTCGACGTATTCATCACCAATCTTTTTGATCAGCAATCCCACGCCGAGATAAATGGCCCCGGCCGGCCCGAGCGCAATCCCCAAACGCGCCAACACGGGAAGCAACGTGCCAACAATTCGAAACAAACTGCCAAGCACTAACAAAAATGGCCCGACTGCGGCGGTGATCAATATAAATTTGAGATAGCCCGCTTGGATTTCAGGAGTCAAATCACGAAACGTTTTGATCCAATCACGAATTTTTTCAGCAACTTGAATCATTCCCGGCAACAAAGAACCGGAAATTTCAATCATCAAGGATTGAATCTCCACTTTCATTTCATTGAACGCGGAAGCCGGGTCTAATTCTTTCGCCGCTTTGACACGTTCGTCCATTGTGCCGATCGCGGCTGCAACATTTTTCAGCACTTCTTCTGCCAGTGTGCCGTCCGCTTGAAACACGCCCAACACACCAGACAACGCACGCACGTTCGGCACGATCGCCGCCATGTCAACGCCGAATTTTGCCGATGCGTTCACCAAGTCCTGCATCGTGACTATCATGCCGCGTTCTTTGATCGACTTGCGGAGATCATCGATCGTCATTTCCATTCCTGCGAGTGCTTCTACGGCTTCATCGGTCGGCAATTTCACCGTTGCCAGAATTCCGCGCAACGCGGTGGTCGCTTCCGCGGCATCAACACCCAAACGGGTGAACACGGCAATGAACGCGCCCAAATCTTCGAACTTCACACCCATTTCGGCAGCAATACCGATGACGCGTCCCATCACCGGCGCAAGTTGTTCTGCCGCGACGTTGCCTTGCTCGACTGTACCCACCAGAATGTCGATGGCTTTCGCCGCGTTCATGTTGGCCTCACCGTATGCCTGAACCGCCGCTGTTCCTACCAACGCAATCGCGCGCGTATCACCCATCCCGATCATCGTTGCCTTCGCCGCATGACGCAACGTGTCCAGTGCTTGCGCACCGCGCTGACCGGCTGACGTGACCGCGAACAACGCATCAGCCAAACCGGTCGGGCTTTGTTCCAGCGCGGGTGCCATTTTCAGGAGTTCTTTGCGGAAGCCAGCAAGTTCTGTTCGGGTTAAACCAACCAATGTCACCATTTTTGACATCGTGCCATCAAAATCGACACCCAATTTCGCCGACGCTGCTGCAAGGGCCAAAATCGGCGTGGTGACATACATCGACAATGTACGCCCCATCTTTTGCATCGACTTGCCTGTTCGTATTGCCGAACGCCCCAAACGATCTGCTGCGGTTTCAGCTTGGAGTGCCGCTTTGCCTAAATTTTTCAGGCGCATGGCGGCGACTTCCGCTTCCAGACTGTCGAACCGAAAACCTAGTTGGGCAATATCTACTGACATGATTTATCTCCGTTTGCCGCCCGTTCCCTGTTTAAGTTCCGCTTCTTCCTTTTCGCGTTCCGTTCGTGCCTTGCGTTCTTCGGCGATCGAATTCATCCATGCGTTGTCCATTTGAATCAACCAGCCAATTTCTTCCGGCGATACATAACGGCCCGTAAGATAAAGCCAGCTAATAATTTCCGAATAAGAGATCGGAGCCAGTGAATCAAACCCGGGTGGTCGTCGCGTGTTGAGTTCCCACCACCATTCCCAAACATGTTGCGCACATTGAGGAATCTCAGGTTGATCAGGCACCTCGACACCGGCTTGTTCGTTGTATTCTTTGCGCGTGACTTCAACCGGCCCACCGCGCGCGGCGACTTTGTGGCCCCAGTTGATCTCATAGCGCGCATGCCACGCCAGACAATCGCCTAACTGTTGTCCGACCTCGATAAAAAATCATCCAGACTCCCAATTTCTTCATCAATGAACGCTTTGATGTGATAGCTGATCCGATCGTCGTTCAACAATGATTTCAGTTCTTTGTTGCTGAACGCAGGCCGACCGGCTTCTTCGTCAATGCCTTGTTCCCATTTCCACCCGGAGACGTGTGCAATGCGCAAGGTGTCCTCGTGCTGCGCGACCAGCGATTGGTATTGGCTGGTTTTTCTTTTCAGCGTCAAGTCACGAATTTTGGCCTGAAAACGGCGCATTACTTCCTGAACTTCGGGCGCAGATTCATGGCGCAACTCAAAATACCAACCGGTGGATGTGCCAACCGGCTTGAATTCCACTTCACGGTTAACGGTTTGTACTGCCGTTTTGATTTCATTCAGATTCATTTCATTTTCCTTTTGTGAAAAAGGTTCCCGGCTCGTCGTGAACCGGGAACAACATGCGCCCCGCGTTGTTAGACCGACGGTGCTTCGACTACTTCTGGCGGTTGTTGCAGACCAAGCGTGAATATCACATGCTTGAAATCTTCGTTGCCGCCTTTCGTGCGCTGTGGGCCAGTAACCAGACCGCGATTGTATTCTTCGCTGCCATCTGCCCAAGTAAATAAGAACGCGTATGAATTCGTGTTGTCGTACGCTGCCGCTGCAACGAACAAATCCATTCCCGCTGATGCGGTATCTTGGAATTCGACGTTCGGATCACCCGCGTTCGCTTCCCCCTTCCCTTTACAAACTACCGGCCGATCCCACGTCGAATCACTTACAACGTTCTGAGTGATGCCGGTCGGGTCGGATGTTACAAGGTTCGGGATTTCCGTGTAGGTCAGATTGGTGAATTCTGACAACGTCAGATCATTGTTCGCGGCGGTCGTCGAAATTGCAAACGTGCCGCCGAAATTTGTGCTACCACAACTTGCCATGATTATTTCCTCCAACTAAAAAATGAATGGTTTCGCGAAACCCAGTTTTGGGGATTCATTCGTGTCATGTCAGCCCTTGATACGGTACAGTCACCGGAATAAATAGGCTGCTGGAATTTTCAACAACGACCGGCGATTGCCACGGACGTTTCAGAACACGCACCGGCCCAATCGTCGATCCTTTCGGGAAAAATGCAATCAATGCATCAGCCAGTTCTGACGGTTCGATCACGCCTTGTCCGGGCCGAAAATAGATCAGGATTTGCAAAAACCCGCGCGTGTCAACACACCCATCATTGTCCCACGCAATGTCGCCCGGCTCGTTCGGAAACACCATCGGCTGCAACCACATTCCACTCTGCGGTGGTGCGCTTTTTATCCCCGGATAAAGGATGGTTGGTTGCGGCGAATAGGTAAACGTTTCAAGTGTTTGGAACGCCGCTTCAATGATGCCAGTTGTACTCATGCCGCCGCCTTGAAAATATCATAGTTGTCCGCATAGTCACCAACCCACAATTTCAATGTGTTGTCTTTGTCGATCATTCCGAAACTGGCTCGGTGTCCAATTCCAATCCCTGCGCGCCCCGGCAATCCTTTGATGCCTATGACATTATGCGCCGATAATAGCATTTTGTTGCCACCGAATGTTTTCCACAGGTTCAAATCAAGCATTTTGGTCATGCCATTGGCACACAAACCTTTCAACAACGTCAACGCTGCACCACGCACGACGGTGGATGCCATTGAACTATGAACCCTGCCGGGCAACACGCGCCAACGTCGGGTGGTCACGTTGTAATAGCGCGCATCTTTTTCACCGATCAATTCGGCGCACGCGATCGCTTCGCGCATCGTGATCATGTAATCCGGCAAATATACGTCGTCATCTTCCAGCACGAATAACGTTGCATCATCCGGCACCAAAACCAAACCGGTCGCCATGCTGGCAGCTTGGGTATTCATGCCCGGTCGCCATCGCCAATCCGGGCGCACCACTTCAACATCAATGCCGGTACGCATGAAAGGAATTCGTGTCGCCGGATCACAATCGTCAACGATGATCCACCGAAACGCGTGCGCATAACTTTGTGCGTTGATGTATTCACCCAACAACGCCAGCCCCTCGGGGCGGTTTCCAGTTGGTGTCAACGCGCAAATGTTCACAACACGGCATCCAACAATTGATCGACTATGTTCACAACATCGTGGTGTTTCAGAACGTGTTCACGCCATGTGTTCGAACCCATCATCATTTCGATGGCATCACGAACGTTTTTGATCGTCGGCGTAACACCGCCACGCCCGGAATAATTGCGCGTCATCGCGCCGAGAACGTCCAAATCCATCAACGGGCCTTGATACGCGCTGCGATGGTCACACAACACCACCGGCACATCACACGACATCGCTTCCAGTGCGGCACGCCCGGTCGCCAGTACACATGCTGATTTTTGCACGCATGCACGCGCGCGCAGTTCGTCATGATCACGCAAATGGCGATAAGACATTTCCATTGCTTGTGCTATGTTGCGCACGAACGGCAATCCTGACCGATAACTGAAACGCGTCAGATGAATTCGCAAGGGCCATTGCCCCGGCCACCAGAATAGGGTGTCGATCGGCTGACGAATGATCGGCCCTTCGCCGTGCCAATGATCGCGGACTTCCTCAGATGTGAACGCCGTCAGATCGTTTGAGGCGGGTTTTTCTGCCGGGATGATACCGTGACATATGTTGATGGTTTTACGACACCAAACAAACGCTCGTGATGTGTCAGACGCATTGACGATGATACCCAAGTCG